TATGAGTAAGTTGGAATCACTTTTAGATAATGATGATACTCATAGAACTTACTCTAACATGGCATTAAAAAGATTTGAACAAGGCAAATGGGAAAAGGCTATACATCAATTTAATAAAATGATTGATGAAACAATTGATGGCTTGCCTATGTTAAAAGAGGATACCGACTCTTACAATAAAGTCGTAGACTTTATTCACAAAAAGAAATCGGTAACAAAAAAACAAATATTGGAACATCTTGGCTGGGGAGTTAGAATATCCTATAGCGGCTATCGTAATAGACTCAGGTCAAATCCAACAATCAAATTCACAAAAAACAGATACGAGGTTAGATAAATGAAACAACTATCAGAACAACAAATAGTAGATAATTGGAATAAGTTATTGCAACTTATAGTAGATTCTTTTGAAGGAGAACGTAAAGAGAAACTCTTAAAGATGTATAAGTACTTTGAAGATAGAATGTCAGTAGCACCAGCTAGTGGTAAAGCCGCATATCATAATGCTATGGTAGGTGGGTATGTAGAGCACGTGTTGCACGTAACTGATTGCGCTATTCAACTTAAAAAGCTGTGGGAGTCTAATGGCGCTATGATTAACTTCACCGATGAGGAACTGATCTTCGCTGCTATGCATCACGACTTAGGTAAGGTGGGTGACTTAAATCAAGATTATTATATCCCACAAGACTCCGAATGGCATCGTAAGAATAAAGGAGAAATATTCAAACACAATCCGAAACTTCAATACATGACCGTTACCGACCGAGCTATTTTTCTTTTAAATCACTTCGGCGTTTCTATGTCGGAATGGGAATACATCGGATTACGTTTAACTGATGGTTTGTATGAAGATGCGAATAAAACTTACTTAATGTCTTACAACCCCGATTGGAGTTTAAAAAGCAATATAGCGTACATACTTCACCAAGCTGATATGATGGCGACACATATTGAATCGGATGAATGGGATCGTTTGGATGAAGAAGTAAGTAATAACTTCAAAAAAGCCGTTGTTACCGAAGAAAAATCACAACCTTCACCAAAGTTAACTGTGAAATCACAAGACCTTTTTGATGATTTGTTTGGAGATAAATAATGTTATTAGAAATAATTCTCACAGTAATGGTTATTTTGTTTGTAACTTCATGCTATGTAATATGGAACTTATCAATTAAACAAGAAATGTTAGAAAGTTGGATTGGAAATTTTATAAATACAATTGAAAAAGTAAATAACGATTTAAAACGGGCTGATTACAAAGGTTCATTTGAAGCTGACGATGAAGTCGGAACAATATTTAAAGAAATAAAAATAATAATATCACAATTAGATCAGTTCAAAGGAGAAGAACAATAATGGCTACATCAACATCATCAGGATTAGTAACTAAGAATAACGTGCCAACAGTACCTGAAGAGAAAAAGAAGAAAAGACCAAAGAATTATTATTTTCACGAAGGTACAGAAAAGGCTATAATTCGTTATAATAAGAGCAGCGATCCCCATTTAAGAAACAAAATATACAATGAACATATCCGACATGCTTTTGATAAGTTGGCTGAGAGTATTATTCATACATTTAAGTTTTATTATTTTGATGTGGGCTCAGTAGAAGTAAAGCATGAAGTGGTTTCATTCTTAGTTATGAATATGCACAAGTTCAAAGAAGGTAAAGGTAAAGCATTTTCTTACTTCAGCATAGTAGCTAAAAACTATCTTATTCTCAATAACAATAAGAATTATAAGATGGGCAAGATACATTATGAAATGAAGGTATTAGATTATAAAAGAAATATATCAAGTGAGGTGACTACAAAAGACCATTCAGAAGTAAATTCTTTATTTACAGACGAATTAGTGAAATTTTGGGAATATAATTTAACAAATATATTTCGTAGAGATAAAGATATTAGAGTAGCTGACTCCGTTTTACATTTATTCCGTATAAAACAAAATATAGAAAACTTTAATAAAAAAGCTCTTTACATTCTTATCCGTGAGATGACGGGTTCTAATACTCAACATATAACTCGTATTGTAAATGTTATGAAAAAATACAATAACAGATTATATTCTGAATTTGAATCAAGTGGTGTTGTTGATATATCTTATACAGGCTCTTTAATTAGAGAATAAAAAAAAGGGGAGTGAAAACTCCCCTTTTTTGTTGTTGTTGCAACTATTTACGAAATAAACCCACCAACACCAATAAGGCTACCAGCCCTGCAAATCCGGACTGTCCGAATTGGTTTATAATTGATGTTAAGTTTCCAATAACTTTGACGCCAAAGATACCGGTTCCGAAGATAATTTCAGATACAGCACCTATAGCAACAAAAGACATCATGAGATGAGCTAAGTCATCTACAAAGCCTTTAACCATTGTTATTACTTCCTTCATGTTTATTCTCCATTAGTTATTAAAAAGGGGTTCTCACCCATATATAAATATAATATATATTCATCAAAAGTTTGAAAATTAAATATTTATATATAACAACAATTCTAAAATATATCAATGAGGTAAAATATGGCAAATAATTATGAGATATTTAAGGGCAAGTCATTATCAGACTTGTTTAAAGATATATATGATAACAGTACAAGAAATAAAGAACAACTTGAAGTTCTTATGAAAGAAGTTGTTGGATTTATTAAAGATGGGGATACCGCAGTTCAAATCATTCCTATGTTGAAAGAGTATTTAGAAATCAATGTAAAGAATGATGACCAATTAGTAAAGGTAGCTGCTATTGTGCAGCGTATGATAGCATCTGAATCTAAAGGTGGGGCCGGTGAAGAATTCAGTTTAAGTGATGCAGAAAAAGAACAATTGATGTCTGCAGTAGAAAGTGTGGCTACAGAAGTACAAAAACATTCTGATGATGTATCAAATGAATTTGGGGATTAAATATGTTACCTGGCTATAAAAAGAAAACAAAATTTGTTCCAACTATAAGGGATTCTACTGGTTTTGTTACTATGAACAATGTAGTTGATGTTATTAGAGATATGACTTCAGCTGAAGAATTTTATGAAATAGAGCCTGCTGAAGTTATAAAAGTTTGGTTAGATCCAGAGGATCCTGATTTTCCTACTAACACCGATACTGAAGGTATTACATCTTCTGATATGACTATGTTAGGCGCAGTAACAGTACGATTACTACATAGTCAAAGAAATGGTGGAATTCTTGATAGGTTAGTAATGCCTTTATCACCACACATTGTCCAGTATCCATTGAAGGGCGAAGTGGTTAATGTTGCTGATTACAATGGTCAGTTATACTATTCTAATCCGTTAAATTTGTATGGGAAAGTTAATATGAATAGACTACCATTCAAAATGGGCGAAAGAAAAGTTTTTGAAGCTTTAACAAAATATAATAGAAAAATTAATGTAGAACAAGGCGACACAGTTATTCAAGGCAGATTTGGTCAATCATTACATTTTGGAAGTGATGTTAATTATGTAAAACCATATATGAAATTAACAGTAGGTCAACACCAAAGTAAGGCAAGTATGGTAGCAAAAGAAGCAATTCCGGGCTTCCCACATTTATCAGAAATAAACTTGGACGAAGCTAGTATTTGGATGACTACTAATCAACATCTTCCTTTAAAAACTGCTGCTCCAAGCAATATGAAAGGAGCAAAATTAGGTGGAGTATTTCATTCTCTTATAGCTTTAAATTCAGATTCTATTGTTTTTAATGCTAAAAAGAAAGGCGGTGACGTATCAGCTTTTGCTGCAAGAAGTATAAATTTATGTGCCCAAACTTCTATTAATTTAGAATCTGAATATGGAGTTATAAATCTTGGAGATGTAATTGGACAAAATCCTGCTGTAAAAGGTAAAGAATTGGTAGAATTTTTTGAAACATTATTAGGAGAATTAGAAAATTATGCTGGATCAGTTGCAGCTATGTTAAAATCTAATTATCCACCTGAAATGAAAGAAGATGCGGGCCAAAAGAAACAAATAAATGACTTTACTAATAGCTTTACTGAAGCATTAGATAAGTTAGACAGTAAATTACAAGGTAGTGCTACCTTTTTCAGTAAAAGAGTTTTTCTTGCTAATGACCACAATCCACCAGATATGAGTGCTAAAGGTACAGATAATAGACTTACTGGAGATGAAGAGAGTTTATGGGATGATAATAAATGGGAAGAGATAGTAGAAATAGGTGAAGAAAGAATATATGAAGTAGAGAACATAACGTCAACTGGGGGTGTAAGAGGATAATGGGCGCTTTAGGAGATGCAGTAAGAGATTACATAAAAGGTAAAGTAGATGATAAAGCAGCTGATATACAAGAAAAAGTTGATGGGCTGGTTGCAAAAATCAGATCGGGTGCTGGTGGAGCTGAAGAATTACAGCAAGCTGAACAATTGGTTCAAGATATAGAAAAAGCTGAAGAAGATGTAGTAGAATTGAAACAAAAGAAAGAAGATCTAGATATGGCTGTCAAGCGAGCAAATCAGGCTAAGAAAACGCAACAAACAGCAGAAGATGCTAATGAAGTTGGCGCGGCTTTGAATCCTGCAGCAGCGGCAATAAAACAAGTTGTAAAGAAGCTTAGAGAAAAATTTGAAGAAGAAATAGATGATTTGAAAGCTTCCAAAGAAGCAATTGAACCAGGAGTAAGGAAATTGCAAAAGGCTGTACGGGTACAGAAACGAAAAATTAAACGAGTAATAGCAGATAAGAAAAGATCTGATGAGGTTAAGAAAGAAAGAATGAGAATGCTCGGTAGAGAGGAATAATTAAAATTAAAATATTTATATAAAACAGGAGTTAGTTATGGCTAAATCAAAATCGTTGATTGCATTAATCAAAGAAATAGTAAGACTTGAAGTACAAAAAGAAGTAAAGAACATATTTATTAAAGAAGGAGTTAAAGCTGTAACTCAGAATAAAAATTACGTTCCAGAAGTACTAGCAAAACCTATTCCTAAAAAAACTAAATCTAAAAACGTAAGTTATACTAAAGATCAAACTTTAAATAAGATACTTAATGAGACCGCACAATCTCAAGAATTAGATGAGTATCCAAGTATGGGTGAGTATGATTCTACTAAAATGGCGGAACTTTTAGGATATGGTGGTACGTCAGTCGGCGGTGATGAAGCTAAAAGAGAAATAGCTGCCGTACAAACTGCACAAGCGGTTGGTGCTGATACATCAAACAAGGCAGTTCAAGATGTAATGGGCGATTTAACAAAAGATTATCGAGGCGTGATGAAAGCTTTAGATAAAAGGGATGGAAAATAATGTCAACACTTGCAAAAGATTTAGATCCGGATATCTTTATAGGAATATCTTTACCATTAGGCCATGGTACACAGGGATTTTTTAATAAAACAAAGACTACATTAGAACAAACTAGATCAAATATTAAAAATCTTTTATTAACTGTAAAGGGAGAAAGATTAGGTAATCCTACTTTTGGCAGTGACTTACGGAGAATATTATTTGAGCCAGATGCGGGCGATTTGGGAGATAAAATAGAAGAAACCATTCGAGCTTCAATGGGCGAGTGGTTACCATATGTTAGAATTAAAAGTATTAAAACAACATCAGATGGGAGGAATCCGAATTTACTTAATGTAAAATTACAATTTACTCTTGATGTAGATCAAAATGTAGAAACTATAGATTTAGATTTAACCGCAGGTGGTGGGGGTTAACGGAGAAATTAAATGCCTTATGCTCAAAGTAAAAAATCAGTAAAAGAAGTTAGATATTTAAATAAAGACTTCTCTTCATTTAAAGCAAATTTGGTTGAATTTGCTAAAGTATATTTTCCAAACACATATAATGATTTTAATGAATCGTCACCTGGTATGATGTTTATTGAAATGGCATCTTATGTAGGTGATGTACTTTCTTATTATGTAGATAATCAATTCAAAGAAAGTTTATTAGCCTTCGCTGAAGAAAAAAAGACTGTTTATAATATGGCACAATCTTTTGGATATAAACCTAAATTGGCTTCACCATCTTACGGTGAAATAGAAACTTTCCAACTTGCCCCAGCGGCATCTTCCGGAACTGGCGCCAGTTTTAAAACATATCCAGATTTAAACTATGCTATGAAAATTGATACTGGGATGCAGCTGAGATCAGAGAGCGGGGTTGTATTTAGAACTGTGGAAGATATTAATTTTAAATTTTCAAGTTCAAATGATCCAATGGAAATAACTGTATATGAGAGTAGTGATAATATACCTGTTAGTTATTTATTAAAAAAATCAGTTAAAATTGAAAGTGGTGAAGTGGCTGTTGAAAGATTTAATTTTAATGATGCGGAAAAGTATTCTAGAGTTGCATTAAATAATAACAATGTTACTGAAATAGTATCTGTGACTGATGATGACGGTAATAATTGGCACGAAGTTGGATTTTTAGCACAAGATACAGTATATACAGATTCAGAAAATTTAAGTACAGAAGGTAACGATAGTTATCAGTATAAAGACCAAGCACCCTACTTACTTAAACTTTTAAAAACTGCACGGAGATTTACAACTTTTATTAGAGAAGATGATAGAACAGAATTGAGATTTGGAGCAGGTATTTCAGACAGTCCGGATGAAGAAATAGTTCCTAACCCAGATAGTGTAGGATCTTCTTTGCCTGGTTCCCCATCAAAATTGGGAACTGCATTTGATCCTTCCAATTTTTTAAATACAAGAACTTATGGCCAAGCACCATCAAATACTACATTAGTGGTTACTTATAGATATGGTGGTGGAGTAGATCACAATACAAAAGCAAATGCAATAACAGCTATTACAAATTTAAATGTTACATTAGATACGACAACTTTAAGTAGCACATTGGTGAATACAGTTAGGGGTTCTTTAGCTACGATAAATCCTAATCCTACATCGGGCGGCAAGGGAGCTGAGAGTGTAATTGAAGTTAAACAGAATACATTAGCGTATTTTCAAGCTCAACAGAGAGCAGTTACTAAAGCAGATTATATTACAAGAGTATATGCACTGCCAGCTAAATATGGTAATATTGCTAAATGCTATATTGTACAGGATTCACAAATAGATCCTGCCGCTATGACATATGGACTCAGCACATCCGGTAGAGCTACAAGTAGAGTTATGAATCCATTAGCTCTTAATCTTTATGTTTTGGGATATGATGCAAGTAAAAAATTAACACAAGTAAACCAAGCAGTTAAAGAAAATATACAAACGTATTTAACTCAATTTAGAATGATTACGGATGCTGTGAATATTAAAGATGCTTATGTGATTAATATTGGTGTTAGATTTAATTTATTAACAAGGACTGGATATAATAAACAACAAGTTGTTTTACAGGCAGTTGAAAGAGTTAGAACTTTCTTTAATGTAGAAAAATGGCAAATAGGACAACCTATTGTTTTAGCTGATTTAGCTTATCAAATATCTTTGGTAGATGGCGTCTCAGCGGTTGTTTCTCCGGACGAGCAAGATGACGAAACAGGTGCAGCTGACAAACAGCCCGTACAAATTATAAATAAAAGTTCAGTTGATTCTGGATACTCAGGAAATCTTTATGATATAAAAAGTGCTACAAAAGAGGGTGTTGTATATCCTTCAATGGATCCAAGTTGCTTTGAACTTAAATTTCCGTCTATTGATATTGAAGGTAGAGTAGTTGGCGATTCATCAGGAGGTAACTAATGCATTATTTTATTTTTCCGGAAGTAGATACAACGTTATACTTTGCTTCGGGTAGCAAGAATACAGGTTTAGATGAAATAATAGAAATCAGAAAAGATATGAAATCTGATGGAACTAATGTTAAGGTTTCTCGCATTTTAATGAAATTTGATTTAGATTATATTTTTTCTCTTGTAAGTAATGGAACTATCACAAATCCAAAATATTATTTAAACATGTATGATGCTAATCCACAAGATATTGGATACAGTCAATCACTTTATGCATACCCTATAAGTCAAAGTTGGGTTTCTGGTGAGGGATTTGAAGGTGATATTCCTGTTACTCAAGAAGGTGCTAGTTGGGATTATAGAACTGGTTACAATGATGAAATTTATTGGGTATCTGCTTCTTCAACATCATCTTATAAACAAGGCGGGACGTTTTATACGGCTTCATATGGTTCTCAGTCATTTGCATGGGGAACTGAAGATATGAGGATGGATGTTACACCAGTTGTAAATAAGTGGTTAAATGAAACTTATCCAAACGAGGGATTTATATTAAAAAGAAGTGGTAGTGTTGGACTTGAAGGTGTAGAAAGTGGTTCAGGTGCAGAGGGAGATAATACTATACTTGGTAATTTTATATTTTTCTCGAGAGAAACAAATACTATTTTTCCACCAAAATTAGAAGTGGAGTGGTATGATACGACGTGGAACACAGGATCACTTAATCCACTATCATCAACAAATTTAGAAGATTTAGTATTTTATATGAAAGGAATACGACCAGAGTATAAAGAAAAATCAAAAATAAAATTCAGAGTAACAGGCAGAGAACGGTATCCTACCAAATCATATTCCAATACGGCTTCAGAATATATCACATCAAAATATTTACCTAGTGGAAGTCTTGCTAATATAGGTGGAGATGGGGCTTATTATTCTGTAATAGACGATCAAACGGGAGATATTATCATACCTTATGGTACAGGTTCTCTTATTAGTTGTGATTCAACAGGAAATTATTTTAATGTTTGGATGGACGGTTTCCAATCTGAAAGGTTTTATAAGTTTGAATTTAAAGTTGTAAGTGGAAGCAATACAAGCGATGAAACGGTACAATATTTTGATGATAATTTTACCTTTAAAGTTGTTAAATAAAAATGCCATATACACAAGAAGAACTGAAAGATCTCGCGTTCTATCAAAATCTTATTAATGAAGATGAACAAAACTATTTGGTAGAAAGAGAACGATTGCAATCAATAGTAGCGATGGCCGGCTCTGGATATGATGGCAGTTTATTAACTAGAGATGAAAGTGGCACAATCAAACTTTTTGAAAATCCATATACAGGTCAATTATATGATGATGAAACAACAACTCTTTTTGTTCCAAAGGTCGTTGATAGATTGAGAGATGATGATTCTATAAATGAGATATTAAATAGAAATATAAGTGAGTTATAATGTCTAGTCAATTATCAGCACAAGATAAACAAAGATTACTCCGAGGCGTAACCAAAAAGGTTGGGGACAAACCATACGAAGATGGTTACTGGGGACAAATGGCCAATCGTGATAGAGTTCTTATAGAATTGTATGATGATAATAATAATTTAATAGAATATAAAGATTTAAGTATTGGTGAAGCGAAGATCCAAACTGATGAAGATTTTATAAAAATTAAACCAGGAATAAATCTTACTGATTTTGGTTATACTACAGGTAAATTTAAAATTAAATATAGATTTTTAAGGGAGCTTGCCGGGAAAGAACAGCCGATTTTATTAAGAACAGCTCTTGGATTTGAAGATGAAATTTTTGAATTAAATTGGCTTGCGGATAATATACATATTGATGATAGCGGAAAAGTATATGGTGTAACTAAACAAAAATATTTAGAAAATCCGAATGGGGCTGAGCAATTATTAATTACCGACTACAAATATAAAATTGATAAGATTTCATCATCAAGAACTGAAGTTAGATTAACAGCAAAAAATATTGAAGATGCGATAGTGGGAGAAGGTAGAGGTCATCAGTATGTATCGGACTTTATGAAATTGCAAGAATCTGTGAGGGTTGAATCTATTGTTGAAGATTTACGATTTGTTGATCCAATAGCTGAAGCTACGGGTGGGACTAGTAATTTAAATGCCGCCAATTCTGTAGAGATAACTCCAGAAACAGGAGGATTTATTTTTACAGATAATATGGTTGGTGGGACATTAAGATTACCCAATGCGTTTTTAATGGGATACCAAACAACAAAAGTTCGTACAGAATTGGATATTATTTCTAATGGAGCATTGGAAGAAGTAGAAATAGATACAAATACTGGATTTCCAACAGTAATTCCTGCTGGGTGGGATTCAAGTATACACAGCGATGCTGTAAAACTAAAAAAATGGACTTCAGGTTATATAGCGCACGCTGGAGGTAATTGGGTAGGATCTGCTGGCATTGGATATCACGCAAAGTTTGTCAGAAATGAAGGAAATTCTGGTGGAATATGCATAAAATTTATAGATCAAAATAATGTATTTGCAGATTATGAAGCATGGCCTACAACCGATACCCACAGAAATTTACATGTACAACAAGAACTATTAGAATTACAATCATTGGGCGCTACTAGTGGAGATCTTATTAATATCGGTTTTGATATGAAAAGTACAGTTGCTGGAAAGGGTATTGGAGTTCAAGTGGTATATCCAGGTCATATTTTTATTGAACTAGAACCAGCAGGGCCGCCGGATGGATATTTTGATCCCTTCAATCCCCAAATACCTACTGAAACAAGTCCTACGAGTGCTCCTAATGGATTTATGGCAAACACGGAAGCAAGTGCGATATCGATTTCAGGTGGTAAACCGCCATCGATGATGGCGGCAATGCTAACCCTCTTTAATAAGACTCACTTGTCGTTAAGTATAGGTACAACATCATCCGTGTTAGCAGGGGGTCCAGCTACTTGGATAATAACAAATATACAAAGTGCGGCCGGGTCCTTTTTCGGTGGCGGAACTGGTACTGATATATATACATGGAGTCCAAATTTAGGAACTGAATATACAAAGGAAGGAGAGTTAAGTACAGAAGGAGAATGGAGATGGGATGGGGTTGGTGCCTGGCAGGCAGTGAGTTCATATAATTCTCCAAATGCTCCCGTTGGTACAGTAAATCCTAATGATTGGAATAATGTAGTAAATTCTCATCCGTATCAATACGAAGGTCAGGGAACTCCGATGTTTGCAAGAACGAGCGCGCCGGGTGAAAATGCTGGGTGGGATGCTGCTACATTTCATACCAAAGACCAGATTATGTTAATTAAGGATGACCTAGTTTGGGTAACTGAGGAGAGCTATACAAACAATTACTCAAAAATTGAAATGCAACCAATTACTAATCATTTTCCTTCGTTAAATCAACATACAATGGATAATGGTAAAACATTATATCAAGATATATTTGAAAATGGTAGAATACAAAGTATAACTAGAACAAGAAAAACTAATGGTACTGGTATGCGGTCGGGTTACTATATAATATTTTACACCGATGGCTCCGATGATGAAAGATCTAATAAAGCTTTTATGGTTGAAAAGGGAGCTGTGGAAATAGGCGGCGGCGGTATCGATGATGGTATTAAATATATAGCAGATTTAGATATGGGTTTTAATGATGTAATAAATGAAAATGGCGGGCAGCTGGCTACATTGTGTCGGAAGGATGGTGATGTGTGGTATCATTATTTTGTAGTTCCTGGATCAAACCAATATTGGAGGTCGGTAGATGGCGATGGCGATTTCTTTGAGAAGGTAAGTGGTGGGGAGTTTTTTGAGGAGAACTATCCTTCAGTTTTTGCTGACGGCTTTGCGGGTATGCCTAATGATTCAGGATTAATAGATGGATTTGGATATAAGATGTATAGTGGTCATTGGAGTATTTTTTCTTGGCTATGTAATGATGCTGGCGGTAATGGAAACCTTTATACTCTATCGGGCGGAAATGCAACTGTTACTAAAACAACATCAATAGAAAGCTTTGTATATGGTGCTGGTGAAGTAGGAACTAACGGAGCAGATTTAATTTTTGGTACAAGACATCCAGGAGCTACAAATTATAATCCAAACTTAGATGTTATTTACGATGATGGAAGTGGAATTTTAGAATTTGACCCTAATCCTTTAAAAGATGGTGCTGTGAGTCCAGAAAGCCAATGGGTGTGGGATGGTCCAGGATTTATATGGAATAATTTACAGGGAGCTCCCGTTTATACATATTCTGATATAACAAATAAAGTTTTGGCGACTATTGCTGGCGGTTGGAATAGATATGAAACTTCTATAGAAATTCCTGATAATTGGAATCCCGCCGTGCCGTGGTTTTTAAGATTAACTGGTCATGATTCTTGGGACGATTCTTTAACTGCCGCAACCGCGCACGGTGTAACTTGGGTAGATAATATTTTTGCTGATTTTACTTTAACTGGTCAGGAAACTTCAACGCCATACTACCAAGATTTTGAAGCGCAAATAGCTGAAGTAGTTAGTGGTGGGACTACACTAAAGCTTAATCGTACTTTTGAGGAAGCGGCCACACTTTTAAGCGCGGAAAATACTGATCCAACAGCCTTTATAGAAGGGAATAATCCAGGAACATACGACTCGTTTACTATTTCTTATTTAGTATATAATCCATATGATTTAAGAACTTACTTAAAATTTGGAAATAAATTGCATTTAACAACAAATTTTAAGAGAGATATTACAAGCAACCCATTTCCATTTTCAGTTATTTATAAACTTTATGAGAGTTTGCCATCTAATATTGCTAGATTGGATGAATGTGTTGTTGTTAAAGAAATGGTAGATCCTGTAGTGGAAACTGTAGAAATAGTTGATTTTATAGACACCGATCCAGGAGGTATAGTATTAAAATCTCCGGATATTATGAATGCTGAAAGTCCAATACAAAGAAGGACAACAGACTATAAAACTCAAACTGATATTTTAAGTGGAGATGCTTTAATTTCCGATACATTACAGAATGAATTTTTAAGTCAAAGCATGGATAGCGTTAATCTAAACATTGATTTTACTGCTTATGAAAATTTTATAAACTTTAGTTCAGCTAAAAAACGGATTCAGAATTTCAGATATAAATTGAAGTTAATAGAAGATTACACTCAAATCAGTTCTTCTTATATTGGAGTAAGTGGTTCAAATTCGGATTTATCGTCTTATCATCACAAAATAAAAAGTGTTAAAAATGATCTAGATCCTTTTGAAAATTATATGTATTTTAAAAGTTCTTCTTTTGTATCTTCTTCATTAGGAACTTTTTATGATAACGCATGGCCTAAGACAAGTGGCGCCGGCACTTTAACCAGTGAGTATATTTTAGCTCCAACAACATCATCGACTGCGGCAAGTTGGTATAATGAAGCGATAATTAGTGCATCAGCATATGATACGGACAATTTCAATAAGTTAAGTAATATTTTACCTGAACACTTGATAATCGATACTTCAAATGATACTTATCTAACTTTAGTAGATATGGTTGGTCACCACTTTGATAATATTTGGGTTTATATAAAAGCTTTAACGGATGTTTATGATAGACGCGAAAAATTAACAGAGGGTATATCTCGCGATTTATTGATGAGTGTTGGTCAATCTCTTGGATGGGAACTATCTGACGGTAAGGATATGCTTTCATTATCAAGATATGCTCTTGGTAAAGAAGTTACCGGCTCTTCATATACAAATTATTCGGATACTTCGGAACGGGATATTTCAAGAGAAATTTGGAGTCGTATTATAAATAATATACCATTTTTCTTAAAAAATAAAGGGAGTGTTAGAGCGATAAAAGGATTAATAAGTGCTTATGGAATACCATCAACAATATTGAGAGTAAGGGAGCACGGTGGACCTGATTTGCCAGATGACGCAGTACCACAATTTGAAATTGCTAGAAAATTTACAAAAGCTTTAGATTTTAAAAATGGTCAATATGTACAAACAATTTGGACGACTGACGATTCATCAAATAGAATACCAGATACTATAGAGTTTAGATTTAGGGCTGCTACGGGATCAGATCAAATACTTGTTGAAAAGCGAGACGATAGTAATAATCCGGACTTTTTTATAAGATTAAAAGAAAATGCTTCAGCTGATGATTATGGTTTTGTTTCATTTATGCTATCGGGATCTGATGGATATAAAGAAATATCTTCATCTAATTTTCCTGTATATGATGGGGATTTTTACTCTGTTATGCTTGCCAGAACTTCCGGTAGTGATAACATAAATGTATCACAATCTTATCAGCTGAATGTTGGTAAGTATGATGTTGGACGAAGTAAAGTTGATAAGTATAGTCAAGTTACTTTAGACGTTTCAACAGCAAACTCATCTTCGTATAATGGTCAGTGGTCGGGTAGTGGAACTGTTTATATTGGTGGTAGCGTAGACGTTGCTGACATGGGTGTTCAATTTAGTGGCTCTATGATGGAATACAGACATTGGACAGAAACATTAAATACATCATCATTTAAAAATCATATCGGAAATCCAAAAGCGTTTGATGGGAATACAATTTCATCTTCTTATAATAATTTAGTTTTAAGATATTCGTTTGACGATAATATGGATTTAAGTACAGACACGGATGGTATTCGTGATGTAAGTGCAAATCAAACCACAACTTATTCAGGATCTCATAGTGGATTTACAGGAAACTTTTTTAGTAATGTTGTAGATGAAACAAAAACTTTTATACCTAGTATTGGTGCTCTTCGAAGAGTTACAAATAAAATTAGAATAGAAGATAATAAATTAAAACCAGGATTTAGTTTAAATGCCAATTGGAGAGCTACTGTTAGTGCTTACGATACAGCGCCATTAGATTCAAATAAAGTTGGTGTATTTTTTGCTCCAACCGATGTAATTAATAATGATATAATAAATTCTGTTGGTAATTTAAACTTTGATCAATATTTAGGTGACCCAAGAGATTTAAAAGAACATAATTATAGAGGATTGGATTATGTTGCTGATAACTACTGGAAGAAGTACAATTCGCCAAATAATTTTTGGGATTATATAAGACTGTTGAAATATTATGATCAATCATTATTTCCACAAATTAGAAAAATGATTCCCGCTAGAGCTAAACCAACTTTGGGTATTCTTGTAGAGCCTAATATTTTTGAAAGACCTAAAACAATTATAGGAAGAGCTCCTCAAGTAGAAACTCCATATTATAGTCAATCTATAAATATTGCAAATATGGTAGATGGTTTAATAGAAATTACAGCATCATATAACGCCGGATTATCTATTGTTGATTATGATCAATGGACAGCTAGAATTGATATGTATAGTTATGAAACAGGATCTTCTACAGTATCATCAAGCGGAGAATTGTTACTTAAAGAAGCGACTGGGTCTGAAATAGCTGATAGGTCGGTGGATTTATCTATATGGCAAAGGCTTGGACAGCCAGGTGAATATTCAGATGCTACAATGTCATTTGGAGATTTTAATTATGCAGAAGTATTGCAGCCGGTAATATCAGGATCTAGAATACACGGTAGAAATCAAAAAATGGCGAAGTTTTTTACAACTGAAGCGAGCGCATCGATTGGTAATTATCATTCATCATCTTTTTATAATGTTGACATTGACAATTTAGCTGACGAAAGGCAAGCTTGGTTAAATTCTTATTATAATGGAGTTAAAAATACAGTAAAAACAACTCAAGATGGTGGTCCTCCAGTCGAGATAATAATAACATCTCCAACAAAGCTAGTTACTAAAGCTGAAGGTGAATCTTCCTTAGTAACAGGTGAAGGTATTGTTTCTAAATTTAAACCTAAAAAGCGAAAGAAAAAGGGTGGAAGAAGGAAAGGTCCAAAGATAAAGAGAAAGCCAGCATCGTTAGAAAAAGCGATGGAGGCCGCGATGGCATTTAAAGGCAATTTTTTAAATCTTAGGGAATCCAAAAGAGTAATATTTGATTTTGATATAGAAAATAAAATTAAACCACGTAAGAAGAAGAAAGTGAAACGGCCAAGAATAAAGAAGAGAAAACCGAGAAGATAAGATTTGAACCACATTAATTATAAAGATGCAAAAATTTTTTTAATAAAAAGTTGAAATGGTAATATTTATATATGAGTCAATTTATAAAAAAACTATTCAATATCAATTAGGAGTTATTTATGGGATTTCTGAATAATACTACAGTTACCGTAGATGCTATATTAACGAAGAAAGGTCGTGAATTATTAGCACAAGGTACTAACGCATTTAATATAACAAAATTTGCACTAGCTGATGATGAAGTTGATTATCGTTTATATGATACTTCACATCCAAATGGTACAGATTACTACGGAGCGGTAATAGAGGCTATGCCGTTATTAGAAGCTTTTCCTGATGAAAATCATGTGATGAGATATAAGTTAGTAACCTTACCGAAAAATACAATAAAGATGCCCGTACTTAGTGTACAGCCAGCATCTGTAATATTTACTGCAGGTGGTGGATTAGGTCAGCCGCCCGTAACTGTAACACCAGTAACTGCGAATGTTGCTGATAGTGCTTATACTTTTGTATTACATGATCAAAGTCTTGCTGGTATGGTTGTAGTCACACCAGCCGGCGGCGCAGGTGGTGGTGCTACTACTCCATTTTTCTTAGGAGATGATGATGTACCAAATAGTAAAACTCTGGTTGCCAAGTCAGTTCGTATTACAGTAATACCACTTTCAGCTAATAGTACAACTACCGGAAAATCAACACAATTAACTATTATTGGAAATGATACCGGAGCCACTTCATCGATAACAATAACAAATAATGTAATTCTTGTACAAACTGTATCATGATAGATAGAAGAAGTATCGATGTTTTAAATATGAAGAATTTTAATTTAGGAGTTAAATATGTCAGTTTATAAGGAATTCAGCATTGAACCACCATCAAGTCCAGAATCGGGCGATGTGATAACTAATGTAAAAGATATAATTTCATCAGGAATGTGGGCAAATGGAGCAGGAAGTTTATCCGCTTATTATACATCGTCTACACAGTCTGGTAGTAACTCTGCTCATTATTTAGATGTGTATGCCGCAAATCCAGCAACAGATTCTACTGCTAGGCCACAATTTTCAGTTACTTATGGTCATTACAAAGGAAGTGGTTCGATTGGAATAAAGGGAGCGGACGGTACTAGGGCTAGCGCTACTATGTATCGACAATTATCACAAACATTGTTGGGTCCTAATGAAGATCAATTTACATTTGCTGGTACAGGTGACCATATTAAACCAGCTTATATTTATGCTATATCTGTATCAAGACAACAACTTCGTGAAAAGATGGATCCAGGCAATTGGGAATTGCATTTAAGTGCTAGTGGTGTTTTATTTGGACTTCCTGGCACATTTAAAGTGATTGATGATAGTGGAGCGACTGCTAATGCAAATGTAAATCAAGGCGGTAGAGTTTTTAATATTGTTAGTGGTTCTATTAGTGCTGGTGTCGGTGATGTAAATACAACTGCTACTGCTCAACCGGGTGGTGGTCTTGGATTATTTTATCCTGATTTAGGTATATTAATTTTTAATGGTCCTGTATTAGATGCATCTGCTTCTTTAGGAACAATCACTACATCAAATACGGAAGGTGGGAATCTAGGCAAATTTTATGGAGCCCTAACAAGCTCTCTACCTCCATATTTCTCAGCTAGGCGTGAAGAAGTAATAACTTCCCAGCATTATTTTTGTAGAGTTCCTAATAAAGAATTTAATTTTAGTTCCAATCCATCCTTCGCTACGGCTTCTGATGGGACTATGACCCAATCCACATTCTTTAAAAATCCAAAGACTTTCATTACTCAAGTGGGATTATACAATGATGACAGTGAATTACTGGCGGTTGCTAAACTGAGTAAGCCACTTTTAAAATCGTATTCAAGAGAAGCAATAGTCAAAATCAAATTAGATTTCTAATATTGGGAGATTAAGGTCATGTTTAAGAGACTAGACCCAACTGACGTTGATAAAACTCCATTCAAAGTATACAAACAATTTACTGTTACTAATGAAGATAGCGGGAGTTTTGTATATAATTTCAGAGCAATAAGCTCAAGCGCAGCGATACGTAATTCTTTTGATCCAGCTACTGCTGAATCATCATCTTTCCAATCGGCTAGCTTTTATCATTTACCCGCATGGCATATGATAAATAATAGGTATTATAGACAAAAAACTGCTGGGGTTGTCAGAACAACACCAATGAATCCATATAACAATTTCGGTTCTAATTCATCTAAACAATATAGGATGTTGCATGAATCTGCTTCTATCATATCAGTTTCAAAAGATTTGTACGGTGAAAGAATTAAACCTAAATCTATAACTTTAAAAGATGATAGTACAGCAACAACTGTAACAATGGTTGATGACGGTGAAGGTAATTTATATGATACAAATCTTTCCCAAAGTTTTGCAACATTTGCTTCGGGTGGATTTTTAGATACCGATATGATAAAATCTACAGCCAGCTTTGCCGGAAATGTTTATTATGAACAAGGAATATTAATACTGACAAATACAGGATCTAAATTTATTGACGTTGGTACAGGAAAAAGTTCAGATGGTTTTAATTTAGAATATAAAGCACAAGTAACTATAAATGAATATTCTTATTTTTGTGTAATAGGTGAAAATGAATTTAATAGTTCAACTAATATATCAACAACATTTGAACAAAGTGGGAGTATAAATGTCTCTGGTTCTGATGCGTGGGCTTTCTTTCCGCCGGGAGATGCAAAATATCAATCGGGTTCTTATAAACATCATTACCAACAAGCTACTAGATATGAGAATTTCGTAACACATTCAGAATTTAGACCATATGTAACTAAAGTGGGATTATATAATGATTTTGATGAGTTGATTGCAATAGGGCAATTATCTGCTCCAATTAAAAATGAGAAAGATTTAGCACTTGGATTTGTAGTGAGGTTTGATGCGTAATGGGTAAGTTTAAGAAAATGATGAATTCGTCCTTTCTTTTAGAGAGAATGGATTATGTAGAAACTGCTAAGCAATTAGTTAAAAAGTATAAATTAAGATCTAAAGTAAAAATAACAAGTGGTAAGAATTCAGGAGAATATATCCCTGAAACGGATACAAT